TATCTAAGGACGAGTTCGATAAGTCGCAAGTGAACCTTTGAGGTAACCAAAAATGTCTCTTGCAGTAACCTCCGGCTACTACGGTGCCGGTACCACCGACGGCTACAAGGCCACCGCCAAGTTCATCCCGGACATCTGGTCGGGCAAACTTCAGGTCAAGTTCTACAAGTCCACCGTCCTCGGTGAGATCACGAACAACGACTGGGAAGGCGAGATCAAGGGTCAGGGCGACAAGGTCCTCATCCGTGGCATTCCGGACATCGCGATCCGCAACTACTCGAAGGGTGAGAACCTGACGAAGGAAGTCCCGACGAGCACTCCTCTGGAGTTGAATATCGACAAGGGCAAGTACTTTGCCGTGGTGCTCGACGATGTGGACAAGATCCAGGCGGACGTGAATCTGATGGATATGTTCACGAACGACGCCTCCGAGCAGATGAAGATCTCCGTTGATACCGACGTGCTCGACGGCGTGAAGGCTGCTATGGCTGCGGCCAACCTGGGCGCGACCGGCGGCGCGATCTCTGGCAACCTGAACCTGGGCACTGATGCGGCTCCGCGAGCCCTGAGCAAGACCACGGTCCTGGATTTCATCCTGGACATGGGTCAGGCTCTGGACGAGCAGAACGTGCCGGAAACTGGGCGCTGGATGGTTGTTCCTGCGTGGATGGCCGCTCTGGTGAAGGGCTCGGAACTGCGTCAGGCTTACCTGACCGGTGACAGCACTTCTCCGCTGCGCAACGGCAAGATCGGCATGATCGACCGTTTCACGATGTATGTGTCGAACAGTCTGCCCCGCACGGGCGATCTGGACACCTACGTCATGGCCGGCACCCGCGACGCCATTTCGTTCGCTTCGCAGATGACCCAAGTCGAGACGATCCGTTCGGAGTCGACCTTCGGCAACATCCTGCGCGGCCTGAACGTGTACGGCTACAAGGTGACCAAGCCTGAAGCCCTGGTGCGCGGCATCGTCGTCAAGACCTGATCTTGACCTGATAGGGGAGGGGCTTCGGCCCCTCCCTGTTCTGGAGACACCATGCGCCTGATGCGCCGACTTCGAGACGGCAAGATTGCCGTCTACGAGCCAACCTGCATCGCCACTGGCCGATGGGAAGAGGTGCTCAACAAACCTCGCGAGCCCCAGAAGCCACGGATCCCGCGCAATCCAAGACCGGTTATCCGGAAGACGGGCAGCGAACAGGTCATGGCTCTGTTCAAGCCACCAATTGCTGAGTCCCAGAAGGAGATAGCGTGAAGGCAAAAGACGTAAAGCGCGAAGAAGGAAAACTTGTCTATCGCGGCCACACGTTTGAGGGTTTCAACAAACCCAAAGCCGCTCCCGCTGGCGGAACTCACAAGAAAATGGTCCTCGCTAAGAAAGGCGACGACGTAAAGTTGGTGAAGTACGGACACCGCGATTACGAGGACTACACGCAGCACGGCAGTGAAAAGCGACGCGAGGATTACCTTCGTCGATCAGCCGGAATCCGCGACAAAAGCGGGAATCTGACCAAGAACGACGTGTTCAGCGCCAATCATTGGGCACGAAAAGACCTTTGGTAGAGGTAACAAATGCTTGCAAGCGAAATCATTGATCGTGCCCGCATCGTACTAAACGACGCCGATGGCATCCGTTGGCTCGACGCCGAGTTCTTCAAGTGGATCAATGATGGACAGCGCGTTATCGCGTTGGTCCGCCCTGATGCTTCAGTCGCAAACTCGACGCTGACGCTCGCCGTCGGCACGAAGCAGTCGCTGCCGAACGATGGGCTGCGCCTGCTGGATGTGGTTCGGAACATCAATTCCGACAACTCGGGTGGTCGCGCCGTGCGTCACGTTGACCGCGACGTTCTGGATACCCAAAACCCTTCGTGGCACAGCGACACCGGTACCCTCCTAGTCAAGAACTATGTGTACGACAACCGGGACCCGAAGACGTTCTACGTCTATCCGCCCGCGCTTGTGACCTCCAAGTTGGAGGTTGTGTACTCAAAGAACCCAACAGACGTAACCGCTCTTGGTTCTACTGTTGCGGTTGCCGACATCTACGCAGACCCACTGCTCAACTACGTTCTGTATCGCGCCTACTCCAAGGATGCTGAGTTTGCGCAGAACTTCCAGTTGTCTGCCGGGTACCTGGGCGCGTTCAACTCCATGCTCGGTATCAAGACCAGCAAGGATGCGGCGTTCTCTCCGGATCTGAACAGCAAGGGTCGGACGACCAGCCCTAACGCGGCTGCGCTCCAGATGGGCGGCGTCTAATGTCGTCTTACGACGACTTTCTCCCGTATGTGCTCCCGGATCTTCCGGGATGCGCAGAGATCGTCGCCGTCCAACAGATCCGCAACACCGTCATTGATTTCTGCGAGAAGTCCCTGGTGGTACAAGTGGACCTAGACCCGGTGACGCTGCTGGCCGGTCAGGCCGATTACGACTTGGAGCCGCCAAGCAACAGACTTGTTACCAAGGTAATGAGTCTGTTCTACAAGAACGATCTGTTGCCTCCGTCCGCACAGGACGATGTGCAGAGGGCGACCTTTTACAATCCAAATGCAATCAACGCCGACAGTCGCTCGCAGCCGACGACGTGGATGCAGAAGGACACGAAGACGTTTTCTGTGTTTCCCGTGCCGAAGGACAAAGAGAACAACGCAATCACGATTCGTGCGGCTATTAAGCCGACTCGTGCATCTACATCCTGCGAAGATGTGATCTTTGAAGACTACGCCGAGTACATTGGCGCAGGCGCAAAAGCCAGATTGATGATTGTTCCGAACAAGTCGTACACCAATCCAAATTTGGTTATGACGCAGAACCAACTGTATATGCAAGGCGTCAACATGGCTCGCCAGCGTGCTAGCCGTGGGCACACTCGTGCCAATCTTCGCGTGAAGATGGTTCCAATCTAGAGGTACTGCATGGACTTCAGCACGACGATTAACGGCATTCGCGCTTTTGACACCGAAGACTTGACCGATGTGGTGCGAATCGTCGATTTCACCATTACCGGCACTGAGTCTGGTATGTCGTTTTCGATCAACGCAAGCACGGAACTGTCTGCGCCGGATCCGGAAAACTTTATTCCGCTTGCGGATCTCACGGAAGCGGACGTGCTTGGTTGGGTGGAGGCCAAGAGCACGATGATGGATGGCATTAAAGCCAACGTCGAGCACCACCTGAGAAAGCAGATTGCTCAGTCCCAGGTTGTGTCGAAGCCTCTACCGTGGGCTCAACCCACTCCTAACGTAACCCCGTAAGCACAGGAGCCAAACATGGCAGTCACCTACACCACCGCAGTCAAGACCGCCCGCATGACGGCGGTGCGCGACCAGATCGACCTCGGCGCTGGCGCTGGCGTCCTCCAGATCGGCACAGCCGGCATGGCGACCGTCCTAGCCGAGTTCACCTTGAACGATCCCAGCGGCACCGTCAGCGGCGCTGTGCTGACTCTGTCGGGCTTCCCGAAGTCGGACACCTCGGCCAACGCCACCGGCACCGCCGCAGCGGCTCGCATTCGCGACAGCAACGCGACCGATGTGGTCACCGGCCTGACCGTTGGCACCAGCGCAACCGACATCATTCTCGACTCGGTGTCGATCACTTCCGGCCAGACCGTCACGCTGAACAGCGCCACTATCACCCACGCCGCCTAAGCATGGACGTTCTGCTCGTCAAAGACGGGGTAGTCGAGAACTGCATCTGCGCTGACTCTGTGGCGCGGGCGCAGCAGTTCTACCCCGACCACATCTGCATCGAGCGCACCGAGGCCCTGCGCGAGTGGGGTCCGGGTGATCTCTATGACGGCGTGAACTTCAGCCACCCGGAGGTGCAGCCATGATCGGCGGGCCAGTGATTCGTCAGCATGTGGTGGAGTTCATACCCGGCACTGGGGTCAAAACTGATGGGGTGGTAGACGCTACTTCGCTGAACGGGCCGTGGACTTGGGCGGTGCCAAATGGTGTGGCCGAGTTGACAGTTGACGCTTGTGGTGCTGGCTCTGGTGGGGGCGGCGGGGGTGGTGTGTCG